TGATACAGGATCGAGTTGAGAACGGACTGCAGGTAGGTTTGATACGACTGCATACCGTAAATCAGCCCTAGCATGATATCTCGACCTATATTGGAGAAAACACTTGATGGAGAAAATATACCTAAATAAGACTTGGCATTAGCAACAAGCGTTTGAAGCATAAAAGCCATTCTGAGTAAAGTAGCCTGTTCTTTAGTGATAATACCTGCCGTTACTCCATCAGAAATTGCTTCTCCAACAGATTTCCCGCTTATATTGGCATATTCTTGTATATCAGACATTATATTTGCAGGCAAAACATCAGTTGGAGAGATATTGGCTGGATTTTTCTTAGCAGCATCTTCCAGTGGTTTAGACAAAAATAAACTTAAATTTGTGACTGCTCCTGCCAGATTACCTTTTTCTAAATCTTCAACGGCTGCAGCCAAAAAGTCTGGTGTAATAATATCCTTTAGCTTATTCTTAAAGGCATCTCCTAAAGTAGTTGCCCACTCTTCCACTTTTGGTTTAGCTGTAGTATTAATCCAAGAATCAAAGTCATTCAGTAGTGGAGTGATTTTAGGCTCGATAATACTCCAAGCACCCCCTAAAATGTCTCCAACCCACCCAACAAGCACGTTAAATCCCTCAGTTACTCGATCTCTGACATCTGAATTAGTAATATAAGTGATCATCTGAGAAACTAATTTGCTCAGAGATTCAACCAGACCACCTTCTCGGATAAGATCTGATGAAAGCCCGAAACCAGCCTGTTTTAATCCTTTTCTGCGTTGTGCGTCTCCGTAGTCGGGTATTTCTCGTGTCACCCCCGCAGGAGTAGTCATGAAGAACTTACGTTGTTCTTTACCGAATAGAGCATCCTCAAAAGCGTCTTTGACTACACTTCCGATACTGGATATACCGGCGGCGAGCAGACTCATCCCGTCCGTTTGCAACCACGTTACCGCGCTGTTTACAAACGATTCAAGACTGGGCTTGACAGTATCCCATAAGGTGCCTGCTGCCAGAACAATTCCGTCCCAGATTGTTTTAAGAGTTGGACCTAACTCTTCAAAAACACCTTTAAGACCGCCTTCTTTGTAAGCATTAACCAGACTGGTAAAAGCATCAACGACAACCGTTACGATATTAGCAATGAGCGCGAAACCCTGTAGACTGAAAGATACAATCTGTCCTAAGATCTCGCCCGCTGTTTTGCCAATGTTTGAGGCTGTGCTCTCGAAATCTGGTTCAAGCTGGTTGATAAATTCATCCTGTGTCTTTTGGGCGCTGCCAAAGATTGCGCTAAATAGTGCTCCAAAAGAAGAGAAAGCATCTTTGACAGCGCGGATAAATGTATCAAATGCCGCCGCCATGTCACCAAAACTTTCAGTCCAGCCAATGAAAAACCCGCCTAAAAATTGCGCAATGGCTGTAGTCAGAGCAATAATCCGGTCGCTGGTTGAGCCAACTGACTTTTCTAGCTTTAGAGAGTTGGTAACGCCGTTGATCAAGAACTTGACAAAAGCAACCGTTGCTTTGTAAATCTGAATAGCGTGAGCAGTTGCCGTACCCAAAGCATAAGAGAACTTACGGGCGTTTTCTTCGCTGGCACCCAGAGCTTTTGCAATTCCCAAAATTCCACCCTGACGACCCGATCCTAAACTGCCGCCCGACACAAATAGAAGTAAGGCACGCTCAATACCCTCTCGTTTGATGTCTTCGGTGAAATTTGTAAAGGACAGCTTGAACTCAGCCAGCAGTTTATCCCAGTTCTTCACCGCTTGCGTGATAACTTTTGGCGCAAACAACAGGGTAAATCCTGCCGCCGCAACTGCAATTAAGGATGGAATAGCCTTGAGAGGTTTTAGAATGAAACTGACGAGAGACGCGCCAAAGACGGGAATACGTTTGGCTGTACCTGTAATGAGAGTTCCAAAAATACCAAAGGTACTTTTAATGGCTCCACCCAAAGATCCAAAAATCGTATTAACCAGTTTTTGAATAGGAGAGGTTATGACATCGAATGCTCGCCCAATGCCAAATCCTAAGCCGGGAGTAATGAAACTAAATAACAAGGATAGGAAGTTGGTCCCAAATCCCCGCAAAACTCCCACAACAGATCCCGGTACACTGGTTAAAACATTAAATCCCTGAGAGAATACGCCCGTCACAAAGGATGAAACAAGTTTTGTAACAGGTGATATAGCGCCAACTAAAATAGACTTAAAGATGCCGACGATTCCTTTAATGTCTTTGGCGAAGGATTGGGGCTTCGGGATCAGTCGAGTGAGTCCGCTCAGCAACCCGCCTTTCTTGTCTTTACCTTTTCCGCTCCCAAAGAATAACCCAAAAATGCCCAATAGAGGAGTGAAGGGTAGGGTTAGCAAGCCACGAAACGCCCCGCTGAGCTTGGTCAAACCGATAACTGCATTACCTGCCAACTGCGTCAGTGTACCAATAGCTAGCAGCGCTGGTCCAAAGGTAGCAATTAACAACCCAAAGCGGAGAATGGTCTGCCTGAGAGCCGGATCCATGTCGATAAAGCGTTGGATCAGGCTCCTCATTCCTGTGATCAGCCCCTCAATGTCCGCTCGCAGATCTTTGAGGACTTCGACGCCCAAAGCCATGAACGAGTTTTTGAGCAGTTGGAGTTGATTTCTAATCGTCTTGGATTGCTTTACGAACTCTTCCTGCAGGGCAATTTGTTCCTGCCACTGCATATTCGCAAGAGCGACATTCTCTCGCACCAATTCAATGTTAGGGCCGAGCAGGTTCAAGACTTCACGAACACGGATACCCGACAATCCCAACTCTAAAAGGGTATCTTTGGTGATCTTTCCGGCGTCTTGCGCGTCAGCCAGTCGGGTTAAAAATAACTCTAATGTTCCTAAAGCGTCTGTCTTAAAGCGAGTGGCAAACTCCTGAGCGCTCAGCCCGGCAATCTGCGCAAAAGTATCCAGAGCATCGCCACCATCCGAGATAGCGAAGATCATCTCGTAAATGACGCGGGAAACGGCTGTACCGCCCCGTTCGGCGCGAACGCCCATCTCTGCCAGAGACGTAGAAAGCCCTAAAACATCGGGGGTTGTCAGTCCTGCTACTCTACCTGCTGCCGCTAAACGTAAAGTTAAATTGACAATTTCAGGCTCGGTTGCCGCTGCGTTGTTACCGAGAGCCACAATAGACGCGCCAAACCGCTGTGCAAACTCAGCCATCTTCTCAGATTCGACGCCCATGATGTTTGCCACACGAGCGATAGCGAAAGCGGCGGCTTCGCTGGAGAGATCGGTTGTGACTGCTAATTTAGCGACAGTTTCAGTAAAACCCACGATTTGATCGGCTGACACACCTAACTGACCGGATACCTGACCGATTCGAGCTAACTCAGTAGCAGCAATAGGGATGTTGAGCGAGAGATCAATAAATTGATCACTCAACTTCTCACCAAAATCGGTTAGCTTGCCAAACTCTTCGTTAGTAAATACCGCTTGCTTTTGTAAATCGTTTAGTCCGGTAGTCGTACCGTACATTTCGGTGGCGATTTCGTTGAAGCCTTTGGCTACGCCATCTACTGTCTTAGCGACTCCAACGAAAGCCTGTTCAAAATCGATACCGGCTTTGACCAATGTACCTGTTAGAGCCAAAATAGGAGCAGTGACACCAAAGGTCAGAGTACGACCGAAGGATACCATTGCATCGCCAGCGCGAACCAGACTGCGACCAAAGGCAGCAGATCCCGCGCTGGCAGCGTCCATTGTGGCGGCGAATCGGGTGAGGTCGTTACGGAGAGCGCCTACCTGACGGTGCGCTTCTGCCGCGCCAAGCACCACAACCCTAATACCGACATTTGTGTTAGCCATTTACTTACGTTTCCTGTTTTGCCGCTCCATCTCGTCCTGTTGGGCGTCGTGAACGTGAGACTCAATGAGCTTGTCTAGGAGGTAATGCGCTACGATTTCGGCTTGCTGTTCATATTTCAGATCAAGCCAGGTAGTGTGATAACAGTAATTCGCAGCATTACAGGCGGATATCACGTAAATATCGGGGATTAAACCGGGGATATGTCGGATATCAATCCCCGTCTCCATCCGGTGGCGCAGGTTCAGACGGTGGATCGGTTTCCCCGCTCTCGTCACTCCGAAATTTGCTCATCTCGGTTTCAACCGCCCCTTCAGTAATGCCCAAGAGCTTGCCCACCTGTTCGGACAGAAGAAGTTGATCGGCGTCTTCGGGAGCCGCGACATACGTCACCCAGGCCAAATAGCGCAGGGCAGGAGATTTAGGGACGATCACGCCAAAATGCTCGCGTTCTTCAACCCAGGAGTTATCTTCAATCGACGGAAGAGGATCGGGCTTTTCAATCAGATAAGTACCTTTCATGATCCCGAAATCCGATACCGCGAAAACGAGATCCATCTCCCACTGCTGAGTTTTTTCAAGGTAAGTGGGATCAGCCGGATTCAACTCTTCCCGATCTTTCTGGTCGTTCCACACCATCGGTACTTGAGGTTTGCGCTTCTCAAAGAGATCGTACAGATCTCGAATGAAGCGTTTAGGGATGGGCTGAGTCCCTAGCACAACTCCCGTGCTAAATCGAATCAACCCATCCTCTGTTTTTTCTTCGCGGCTCGCCGCCTGAGCCAAAACTTCGTTATAGTCCTGACGATCCATTTTTACTACGATCCTTTCAGAATAATCCCGTCCGCACCGTTATCCGCCAGCCCACCTGCAAAGACTACATTCGCCTCGTGCCAGCAGGTTGCCAGAGCATTGATTTGGTCGTTCGCCGGAATCGAGCCGGAGCCTTCGGGAAGCACGTACCACGAGTGCCCACCATCCAGAGAGCGGAGGATACGACCGGCAGTTGCCGAAGTTTTATGCGCGAGATAGAGCACGTTACGGGTAGCCGCCACGATAGCGCGAACTTCACC